ATGACCGCCCCTGAATGGCACTGCGAAATGCTACGCAGAGCCGCCGACAACCTCCTTCAGGCAGGCAATGTCAGCCAGTCTGACTATCTCGATATGCACGACCTAGTTACCGGCGCACTCTCGCACGCCCAGGAGGAACGTGCCGCTCAATGGTACAAACCCAATCGGACGTACAAAGTGGCGCTGAACGGCCGCGAGGTTGGCCAGATTGCCCGCGGCGCATTCAAGTCTTCGGCGCCAGAGCTAAGTGACGGGTTGATTCGATACGACAGGCGCGGACAGCTAGCAGTGTTCCACCAGTACACCATTTATGGGGGCGAGATTAGGGGACGACGCTGGACATGTACGAACGGCGAAACCTACGCATTGACGGTGATCGGTTGCACCTGGCACGGCAGAGAGTGGCGGGCATTCGACCAACCTGACGAATATCGCCTTGCGGTAGATCTAGCCGAACAGGCCGAAGAAGACGGGGATAGCGCAGCCGCAGCACTATGGCGGGAGCGGCTAGATGCATGCGAACTGCGGCCATGCAGCACCTGTAGGAGCCACTTTGCTTTGATGGAGACCTGCGATGACTGCCACGGGACGGGCGTAGTAGCAACCGAGGCTATGCTGAAGGGAGTTGACGCGAGGGCAATTGGATGTGTGGACGACTCAGCCAATATTCCGGCCTGCATGAATTCGTGTCGGTCTTGAACCTACCGAACATGCTAACCAACCTAGTAGGAGAACAGCCGCAGCGCTACAACGTAGCGCCGTCGACCCAAGTGACGACGCTACGGCTCGAAGGCGATGCGCTTGTAGCTCAGCCGATTCGATGGGGCTGGCGGCCCTTCTGGGCCAGGGATCGCGCGGCGCCGATAAACGCTCGGGTCGAAAAGGTGGGGCATGGACGCTTCTTCAGCACCGCGTGGCGCCATCGCGCGCTGACGCCGATCTCGGGCTGGTTCGAGTGGGTCGATGGAGGCGAGGCGCGGAAGCAACCGTTCCATATCCAACACCGGGACGGGAGTCCGATCCTATGCGCGGCCATCGGCCAGTTTCCCGGCCTCGATGACGAACCGGCAGATCACCATGGGTTCGTGATCATTACCGCGGACGCCGAGGGCGGCATGGTCGACATCCACGATCGGCGTCCTGTTGTGCTGTCACCCGAACTGGCACGCGAGTGGCTTGACCCTGCGACGCCGCCGGAACGCGCGGAGCAGATCGTGCTCCACCAGGGTGAGCCGAGCGAGTCGTTCACTTGGTATCCGGTGAGCCGCGAAGTGGGGAACGTCCGAAACCAGGGCGCCCATCTGCTCGAGCCTCAGCGCTCGGCCTCATAGGTCGCAACGCCGTTCCCAACAGGCCGCCATTCGTCCTGCGGCATGCGCGTGTCGCAAATAGCCACCTCTACCTTTTGTCCATCCTTGGGTTCCGCCGGCAGAATGGCCGCATGGCGCAGTAGCTCAGCCGGAGTCGGAGTGTAGGTGCTTTCGGCACAGTGAAACGACCAAATGCCGTGCTTCCCTGAACTGCCTACCTGCCTATCAAGCTTAAGGGTCCACCCCTGCTCAAGCCGAACAATCAGCATTTGTGCCTCTTCCGTCTATGAAAGCTCATAGTCTAACGCCTTAGCGGCTAGCGCCCCTGACGTGTGCAAACGCTTGCACACCGAAGGCCGATCATAAACCTGATCAGAGAGCCCACATAGTCTGCTGGATCGAAGCAGAATTTCGGTTCGCTACGAAGCCTGCAAGCGCCTTGTCGAATTCTACTACCGAAATTAAGGAAGCAAGCTCGAACGAGAATATACGTTTAAATACGTACACTCCAAAAGAAGACGAAGACTTAATGACCTATCCTAGTTGGCTACCCATCTTAGGCCATGAAACTAGCAGCAACCTACGCACAGTCGCTTCACTACCGAAATTAGGAGAGTAAGCAAGCATTCTAAGTTGGCCACCCGAATTGGCCATCCGTATTCGGAAAAGAAGATCAGACCGAAATATTGGAGATCAACGTAGTCGCGCCATCAAAAACCACCCAAAAACCCAGAACCCTCTACAACCGGGGGTTACAGCTCACAAACCCGGCTCCTCTCCCCCCAACGTAGGCATTCTCCCTGAACGCCTCACAGACCAACTCCAGGCTAGATGCGACCGTGTTTAAACGCCGCCACCGCCCAAACACTGGCTCATAGCGCCGCACATGTATAAGCACACTTACAACTTTGGAAAAAAACTTGCACCAAGAGAGCAAATCAACTTAGACTTTATTCAACCTCACCAAAACTCTGCACCAGGACATAACTGGCTCAGCGAGGTGCGTCCTGAAACATTGGACCTGCGGGGAGGTTAAATAGAAAGAGCCCGAGGCTGGAACCTCGGGCTCTTTGAATGAAAGGGTTCGGCGGCCCCCTGACCTCGTCGGACCAGAGAACGTGTTACCCCTTCGATTCCTGACAAAATTGAAGATACCACACGTTCTCCACAAAGTCAGGCTCACCCTGATGGAGAGCTGCATATGAGATCGCAGATTATCCTCGCACTGCTGGAGCTGGCGCGCGCCATCATCAGCTTAGTGATCGAGATCATTTAGTGAATGAGGAGGCCGGGCAATGCGCTCGGCCTTCTTTTTCCCCTTCCTCACCTCGACGCCCCTTCCGCATCGCCTCCCTCGCCTGAAGGGCCGACAGCTTCACTGCGCACTGATCGGCATCGCCTGCAAGACGGGCAAGATCTGCCGCAATCGCTGGGTGAAGTTCGGCGTACTCGGCTCCATCATCCACGCCGGCGCCGACGGTTCCGGCTGGCATGCCGGTAGTGGAACAACTGGCGCGGGTGATACGGACCCGCAGCCGCTGCCGAGCAGCAGCCAAGTCAGCAGTAAGCTGATCATTGATAGCTTGCGCATGTCGTAACTCTCCGAAACGTTCCTCATCAATCGCCTGTAGATCAGCCTCCAGACGCTGCCGCTGCTCGGTTCTTCGCTGAAGCTCGGCCGCTACCGCCTGACTGGCTTCTAGGCGCTCCCGCTCGTGTTGCAGCTTCAGCGCTGCTATCTGCTCACCGAATCGCAACTCGGCCGCTCTCCAAGTAGCAGCAACAGTAAAGGTCAGTGCCAATGCGGTGATCACAATCCGCACCCAACTCGCTAGGCCGACAGATCCAAGCAGCATCACGACAGCACCGCCTTGGCGCGCTCCCACAACTCCAGGCGCTCCACTTGGCCGTTCATGCCGCCGTTAATCGTCCGAGTAATAAGTGCAAAGCTGCCCGAATCGGCCAGGCCGTTGAGCCCATGCGCCGCCCACCACCAGGCGCTCGATCTGGCCGCGTGCTCGGGCTGCTCCAGCAACTCGGGCTCAGCCTCCAGCGGCAAGCCGAGGCCGGCGCCGGCAGCCCGGTAGTTCTTACGGCCGGTGATTTGCAGCAACCCTCGACCGCGGAACCGCCAGCCGTCTCCGCTGGACTCATCGCCGTTGCCATTGCGGTTGGCATAGGTGTTATTGGCTATGGCCTCGGGGTGGCGGGCCAGGTTCAACGCCAAAGCGTTTGGGCGTCCGTCGGCGCCGCGATATCGACTCGGCCAGGTATTCGCCAACCCCTGCGCCGAGTAATTCAGGTTCTCTACCAGCCGCGTGAGCTGGGCGCTTTCATGTCCGACCTGTGCAAGAAACGCCGCTTGCCTGGCTCCGCCCTGGATATCGAACTGCAACATGGCGCGGTTCAGCGCGGGCAGGAAGACCCCAACAACCGGGCGGCACCTCGGGAGGATGTACAGCAGTTGGCTTTCAGTGATAGGCATGTCGAACTCCAATGAAAAAGCCCGCATGCGCGGGCTTTGGGTACTAATGGATAGGTTCTGATGGCACAATGCAGCCCGCTAGGAACCGCGAGCTAGAGAGGAAGGAGAACAGTGAGCGTAAGGAACATCGCTAAACGGTACGCCGAGAAACAACTAACCGGCGCTGAAGCGCTGGCCGAACTGAAGGAAAAAGACCTCCTCGGCGACGCCCTTATGACCCTGCTGGTCGACCACTTCGAACAACGCTGGGAACGGGAACAGTCCCTGCCCGACGAGTACAGGTCAGAGGACTGGTGACCCAACCGCCCGCCTGCTCATACAGGCGGCGGGCCCTTCACGATGCTTTCCCGATGGCCACTACCTGAAGTGGCTTTTCCTGTTTCTTCTTGCCGGCGGCCTTGGCCTTGCCCTTCTTGCCGGCGTTGCACTCAACCGTCGTGCTCCAGCCAGCCTGGGTAAATACCTGTTCCACCGACTCCACCAGGTAGGAACCATCGATTCCCGACTTAATGCCGGCTACGACTATTGTTCGTTCCGCGAAGAGATCCGTTCGCCCTGGCATTTCCAGGCGCACCCCAGCCGTGGAGCGGTTGAACGCAGCCAACCGCGCCTTGGCGGCCTGCTCAGCGGCGCTCTTGTTCGGATGAATGTGGCGGTCGGTATGCACGGGCGGAAGCCCGGCCGGAGCCTCTGCATTCGCCAGCTCGACCACCTCCAGCTTGCCAGTCTTCTTGTCCTGATACGCCGCCTTGACCGCCTTCTGCGTGGCCCGGTCACTGAACCGAAACTGAAACCGAGTGATCTCCGGCCGGGTCAGCGTGACGGTCGTCAGTGGCGCGCCGGATGCTCGCTCCCCGCCTTCGCGAGGCAGTACAAGCAACTTGTCCGCCGCCACCTTGGCCGTGCAGCCGTACTGTCTGGCCAGCCGCGTGATCAGGTTAAAATCCGATTCGCCAATCTGGTCGACACGCGGAACCACCGTCTGCACCGGGCACTCGCTCTGCCAGCCATTGCGTGCGGCAATGTCCGCCACTATCCGCGCGAGCGTCACCCCCTCCCAGCCTCCGTCGCGGATCGTCTTGCCGCTGCCGCGCATGCTGCTGGCCTTGCCGCGGATGACGATGGTATCCGGCGGGCCGGATAACTCCACCTCGTCCACGGTGTAGATGCCAATCCGGGTCAGCCCGCGCCCGTCATAGCCTATCTGGATCTCGACCGACGCCCCCCGCTCCGGCAACACCACGGCACCGTCGCGGTCGTCAATGCGCAACTCGAACTCGTCGGACTCCATTCCCGGCTTGTCGACCGTGCGCAGCAGCAACAACCGGTCGTTGATACGCGCGGTGATATCGGCCTTGTCCGCGATCACCCGAAATATCGGCTTCATTCATCCTCCAGAGTCAGCCCCACAACTGCACCTCGCCTGTCACCGGCACCTCGACCTCGGGCATGACGATCAGCAGGCCGGCCCGGAAGGGCTGCGGCTCATCGGCGAGCCACTGGTTCGCGTCGTAGACCGCCTCCACAGTCCCCACCAGATGCCCGTAATACTGGACGCAGAGCGTGTCCAGCAGATCCCCGTCAGACGTTCTGCAGATCGTCTCCATAGCGGACAAACTCCAGGCTAAATGCTTGTTTGCGAGGGGCGCCGCCTTGAACAAGGGCCGACTGCTCCTCCTCGATACTCGCCAGACACCACAGGCCGAGCACCTGGCCGTAACCCGTGGTCAGGCTGAGCGGCACCTGGCGCCGCCCGATTTCACGTAGCTGCTCGATTTGCCCCAGGCCGACCCGAACACCGAAGACAGCCCCCTTCAACGTCAGCTTGTCCTCCCCCTCCCCGACCGCCTGTTGCGCCGGCCGCCGGGTAAGTCGTTCCTGAGCTGCCCAACGAAACGCCGTCTGTCTCCGCAGTTCATCGAACGCGGCCGTGTCGAGATTGAAGTAGAACGGGCTACTGTTCACGTCCCGCGGCTGCATGACCAGCAGATGCGCAAACGGCTTGGAGGCGGCCGCACTCGGCGTCATGCTCGAACGCAAGCCGGTCGGGATGATGTTGGCCAGCTTGGGACTGGCAACGCCGGCGAGCCGCCCGACCTGCCCGGTAACCTTCGACACGGCGTCGGACAACGCTCCATACCGCTGATCGAGCCCAGATAGCGCACGGGCAGCACTGCTGTAGGTATTCATGACGCCACCCACCTTTGCCTGTGCCACGCCCAGGCTGCGAGTCAGTCGCAGCGCCCGGTCGCCCAACCCGGCCGGGAAGCCGGGCAGCGTGGACAGCTCATCGGCAGCGCCCGTGAGATCGGAAACCGCACCCGTGATGGGCGCCAACATGCCGTCGACACTCCTACGCCCTTCCTCCCCGGCCCGCACAACTTGGCGCAGGCCGGATTCCATCATTTCGATATACGGCATTCACCCTCCTACACATTGGGCTCATCGAACAGGGACACCCGCTGCATCTGCCCGGCAAAGTCGGCGAGCTGCCGGCGAAGCTCTGGCATGATCGCCTGGAGCAACGCCTGGGGATCTTTCGCATCCCCCTGGACAGTGAGACTGATGTTCGGCGAGAAACTGAACTCTTGTTTCACCGGCACCGGCGCCGGTTTCGCCGGCTCCGCCACCACCGCAGTGACAGGCGGAACAGCGGGCTTCGCGGGCTCTGCCGGTGGAGACCCACCGAACAGGCCGCCGCTGCCGAACAGCGCTTTGCCGCCGGCGGCCCCCAACTCGGAACCACCCCAGGCACCGATCATCCCGCCGATCAGGCCACCAATCGCAGTTCCAATGATCGGAACGACAGATCCAATCGCCGCTCCCGCCGCAGCGCCGGCGAGCGTGCCACCGAGGCCGCCCAGGGCCGCGCCGTAGCCTTCGGCCTTTTCGTCTCGCGTCTCCGCGTTCCCGAAGGTGTCGGCCGCCTGGAGGCCTGCACCGACGAGTGCCAGCGGTCCCGCCCCTTTGGCGAAGCGCCCAGCGCCCCGGAGCACACCCCAGGCACCGCGCCCTGCGGCGCCGAGGCGCCCACTGCGACCACCACCTGCCCGGCCACGCCGACCAGAACCACCGCCCACATCACCACCCAAGCCGCCGGCGCCGGGGTTGGTCACGAACACACGTTGAACGATGTTCGGATTGCCCATCATCGAGCGGCCACGGGCAATATCCATCAGTCCCCGGCCAATCCTCCAGGCGTTGACGATCCCCCGGAGCACGACCAACGCGGCACCGACGCCCACGACTCCGGCAGTTACCCCAGGTGCGGCATCGGTGAGTCGAGTAAGCCCCTGGAACAATGGCCGCAAGGCGTCGGCCGCCGCATCAGTCATCGGACGAATCGCGTCACCAACCGCCCGCATCCCTTCGTTCGCGGCCTGGGCGACTTCAGCCCAGCGCTGGGCTGAGGCCTCCCGACGCTCCCTCAGGTTCTGGTCCAGAATGCCTGTGGCCGATGCCGATTCCCTCTTCAGCGACTCGTACAGCGCCTTGTTCTGCGTGTAGGCGGTGAGAGCCGCCTTGACCTGCATATCCGCGAAGATATCGCCGGTGCGCAGTGTCTGCTCCAGGGCCTCCATCATCGCCCTGGCCTTGGCCGGGTCCGCCTCCTTGCTGATGGCTGCGGTTGCCTCTGCCATCTTCTTGGCCTTGGCTGGATCGGTGCGCTGGATGTACTGCTGGGCCAATGCAAAGCTGGCTTCCAGCGTCGACATTCCGCTTTGCAAGCCAGTATTGAGCGAGCCTTGATAGTCGATGCCAGCCTTCTGGTAGGCTCGCACAACATCGCTGGAGCCGATCTTGGCCATCCAGTTCTTCAGGTTGTTGGCCGCCTCATCGGCACCGCCAGCGGTCTTCATTTGCACCTGAAGCATCGAGCCCAGTTGCGTGACGGCATCCATGCCGAAGATCTCCAGCTTGCCCATTTCCGCGAGCAGTTGGGGAAACCATCGGGCCATGTCACTGGCCTCGAACGAGCCGGCCTGGCCCTGGAAGGCGATAGCCTCCAGTGCTTTCTCCATCACCCTGGGATCGGAGATCTTCGCGTTCTGCTGGAGCGCCTGCATCATCCTCGCGGTATCCACGCCGCCCGCGCCTTGCCCCACCACGAACTTGGCCGCGACCGGAGAGAACCCCGACGCCACGTCCAGATCCATGCCCGCGCTGACCAATTGGTTGATCACATCGGCCACTTCGTTGCGCGCCATCCCGGTGTCGCGGGAAGTGGTAATGACCGTGCGCGACAGATCCCGCTCTTCAGCGGAACCGGCCACCCCAGCCTTGATCGCGATATCCCGAACGATTGCCTGGTAGTCCGCGCTGATCTTCGTAGGCACAGCCAGAGCGGCAGTACCGGCGACCGCCTGGCCGACCGTCGAGCGCATACCGGACTTCCCGGCCTCCAGGCGAGCCATGCCGCTGGCTTGGAGCTTGATGCCCTGCGCCTCGCGGGCGGCCTGGCGGAAGGCATCGCCGAGTCGCCCCGCCTCCCTGGCGTTGTCTCGCAGCACGTTACGCAGCCGGCCCATTTCCGTTTGCTGGTCCGCCAGGCTGCGCTTTGCTTGCTGGGCTTCACGCTGCGCCACCTCGATCCGGCGCTGAATCCCCCGGACCTTTTCCGCGTCGGCCTTGTTGTCGGCCGCCGCCTGGGCTTGGCGTTGCTTGTACAGTTCGGCCGCCGCCTGAGCCTGGCCCCGCAACCGCTTCGCCTCCCCCTTGTTGCCGCCCTCGGCTTGCCGGTTGGCCTCTTGTGCGAGCTGCCACTGGAGGTAGCGCAGGCGGTCCATTTCCGTCGACTGCGTAGCCAGTCGCCGGGTCCGAGCCTGATCCGCCGCGGCCAACTCGCGATTGAGCGATGCCAGCCGGGCGGTGGCTGCTGCATGCTGAGACTCCAGCGCCGCGCCGACCCTCTGCTGCTCGCCATAGGCCCGCAAGGTGCTGCGGCGCTGTGTGTTGCCCAACTCCAACGCCGCCTTGGTCTGGGCCTTGAACAGATCCAGCTCCCGCCCTTTGGCCTGGAGCTGGTCGATACTGCCCTCGACGGTGCGGAATGCTGCATTCAGCGAACCGCTCACGGCGCCGCCGATCAGCAGCCCGAGGGAGAGTTGATTGGACGCCATAGGATTCTCTGTCGGTTGAAAGTGGCTCAGTCACTGAGCCACCAGATCATGCGAGCCAACGGCATGGCCTCGATATCGGCGACGGAGAAATGGAACTCCGCCGCCAGACGCCTGGCCATGCGCTTGTGGTGCTGAACGCTATACCCCGTCGTCCTGCACCAGGCGAAAGTAGGCGGTTTGCAAGCGCCGGTAATCGACCATGGTCAGCCCCTCCAGATCCTTTCGGCCAACCTCGGCCAGGGTCGAGAACAGGGCCAGCTCGCGCTGTGCCTCTGTCTCAGCGCCCTGCTCTTCCGACGCCAGGATGTCACGGACTGTCGGCGCGCGAAGGGTCAGCTTGTCGACCTTCACGCCGTTGACCTCGGCCGTGGAACGCAAGCTGACCGTGGCGCCGGTGGCACGCAATTCCAACCACGCGGGGGTTTTCTCTTTCATACTCACTCCTTAAATGCCCAGCGCTGCGCGCGTTTCAGCCAATTGGTCGACACCGTTGATAACCCGCAACGGCGCCAAGGGATCGATTTCGAAGACCACGCGGCCGTCGACTTCGAGCTTGTAGTAGGTGACGCCCACCGAATACTTGAATTCGGCCTTGTCGCCGGCCTTCCAGTCGCCCGGATCAACTTCCTTGAGGGTGCCGCGGATCGTCGCGACCGCCGCCGTTACCTTGCCTTTCTGCGCCTTGAAGGAGCCGCGAAAGACGCCACGGAACGCGGTGCCATCGGCCAGGCCGAAGAAGTTCAGCGCCTCGCGCCGCACCCCGTTGGTGGTGAACGACGACTCCATGCGCTCCAGCCCCATGTCCATGTCGATGGAGCCATCCATGCCGCCGGCGCGGAACTCGTCGGTCTTCACGGTGACCTTGGGCAGGGTCAACGACGGCACATCGCCCTGGAAGCTGATACCGTCGATGAACAGGTTGGTATTGGTCAGTACCTGCGGAATCATTGCCATTGCGCGCGCTCCTTATGCTGCGTCGAGGACTTCGGTCAGCCACTGGTCGGTGACTTCGACGCGGAAGTTGGGGTTCTCGGCCGGCGGAACGTCGGTGAATCGGATGTTCCAATACACTTTGCCTTGGGAGAGCTGGCTGGCCGTATTCAGGTCGGGGTCGGCGTAGACCTCGAAGTTGATGACCGCGCCCTGGTTCTTCAGGTCGCGCATGAAGGACTCCAACCCCTCGGTCACGTCAGACACATAGGTCTTGGTGATCGAGCGGTCGACCGCCCACTTGTGCCCTGCCAGGATCGCGTCCATCACGATATCCATCGTCCGCACGCGGGTGACGAATGCCCACTTCGCATCCGAAGACAAGGTGCGGTTGCCCCACAGGCGGTAGCCGTCATCGCGGATGATCGTGGTGATGTTGGCATTGTTCAGCAGGTTGGCTCGGCAGGTCGGGTCGCCGTCCAGATACTCGATGGGCCGCGTGGTGCCCGTGATCCCGACGAACTCCTTATTCGAGGGGCTGGCCCAGAATCCATACTCGGCATCGGTCCAGGCGAACAGACCCGCCACCCAGGCCGAGGCCGGAGCGTCGGTGGTGCTGCTGGTCTCGGTGTTCCAGACCTGCACCCCCGGATCGACCATGTACAGGCGCTTGCTGCCGAAGTTCGCGGCGTAGGCTATGGCGGTCTCATCATCCTTGCCCGGGCCGTCGATGATCGCGATTGCCCGCATGCGGCCGGCCAGGGCGTCCATCGCACTGGCCACTGCCTGCCGTGCGGAATGCCCAGGCGCAATCAACAGCCGCGGCTGAGCGTTGAAACGCGATTTGCCGTCCAGCAGCGCCTCCAGGCCGGTACGCTCGCCGGTACTGTTGATGCCGCCGATGATCGCGCTGGCCTGCTCTTCGGGCGTGCCCGCCGCTTCCACACCGACCGCCACGATGACAGCTTGGGCGCGCATGTAGATGGCCTCGCACGCAGCGTAGATCGGCGAACCGATCCCGAACGCCGCTGCCGCTTCCTTCTTGCTGCTGATCAGGACCGGCACGTTCGGCTTGGCGGTCGCTCCAGCTCCCGGAGTAAACACGTCACACAGACCGATGATCGAGCTGGAGGGCAAAGCAATGGTCCGCGCGCCCACGTCCACATTCGTTACCGTGACGCCATGGAAAAAGCTCATTGGTGGATCTCCTAGAATGAAAAACCCCGCACTAGGGCGGGGTTTAGTTGGTGTCTTCTTCGGCCAGCCAGGCAGGCGGCTCCGGCCTGGAGGCGGGGTCGGGGAATGCCGGGTCGTCCGGCCAATTGCGCAGGGCCTCGCGGTAGCTCATTACCTCGCGGAACTGTTCAGACGACAGGGAGGTGGCCAGCTTGCCGAGTTCGCGCTCGTCGCGATGCCGCGCCACTAGGCCATCGGTCACTATTAGTTGTGCGTCGCGCCATGCACGAGCCCGCGCGACGAGCCGCTGCTCGTCTGGCGGCGGAGGATCGACCAACATTGGAAGGCCAGAGGAATCGACGGAAATTCGCTTACCGGACTCCTGCCCGGCCAATATCCGCTCATAGAGCGCTGTACTGACCGGCACCGCATCGAGCGGCCAACCGCTGCCTTCCTCGTAGACCTTCCGCAACGAAACGGGATAGAACGCCACCGCAGACGGCGAGAAAACATAGTCACTGGAACTCATCGACCGAATGCCTCCCAGAACAATACGGATTGGAGTTGATAGCTATTTTCGAGGGTCGCCCCTGTCGTTGTCTGTCCATAGAATGCGGTGCTCGCGTCGGTGCCCGGATGGAAATAGGCGGTCTGACCAGCGAAACCGCCTAGGCATTCGTTCGGGAAAGGAATCGGAAACGTGATAGTCGCCGTCCCGTCACCCGCTACCGTCACGCGCCCCCACTGGCGGATAAATCCAGTGTCGTTATCCCGCCACCAGCCGGTGGAATAAAGCCACGCGGTCGAAGGTACAGCGGCTCCAAGACTCTCCCTTGCCCCCGTGGAGTTATTCGCGCCCGTTCCCCCCAAATGTACCGGGAGAATCCCTGAAGTGATTTGGCTAGCATCGTGCGTATGCGAGACACGGGCATACACCGAGAGATCCAGATTCGCCGCGGTGTAGATTGGACTCCCGCGCCAAAGCAGATTTCCAACATCGTTCATCCCGAGGTCGCCCGCGTATACGCCGCTCCAGTGAAACCAGAGTCGCGGCGCATATTTGTAAATTCGCCCGTTCGCGCCAATCAATTCGGCTTCACGAATTTGGATGGCGGCTTGCGCGAGCCCATCGCCTGCCACCGCCGAATAGAAAATTGGACTCTGACTGTTGAATCCTGCGTTCAGCGCATCGGTAATCCCGTAGCCCGCCAACGTAGTGGGCTTGCCGCTGTTGATCTTGCTCCAATCCAAACTTGG